CATCGACCCACCCGCGTTCGCCCGCTGGCTGGAGGACTCCGATGGACGCTGAGGACTACCTTCGCAGGTACAACCAACTGACAAGCGACGTCGCGAAGTCGCTGCGACTTCGTCCGCGACCCGTCAACCCGCAGACAATCCGGGAGGCGCAGGCGTTCCTTGACTGGGCGCGGGAGGAGAAGGTGGACCCGGTCCTGTTCACTCGCGCGCGCCACGAAGCGGCCCCCGGAGCGCGGATCCCGATCCAACGGTTGTCCACCGTGCAACCGTCGTTCTTGGAGAAGTACCGGGAGTGGGGTGAGGACCGGCAGGGGCGCATCGCTGCTCAGGCGCGACATACCGCGGTGGAAGATCGTGACGCTCGGACGGACCTGACCGTCTTGTCGGAGGCGGCGCGAGCCGCGTTCGCTGACGACCGCGAGGTCTGTCGGCTCAGTGTGGACGTGACTGGGGGTTGGCACCCGCAGAGTCCACACTGTCAGGCTTGCCGCGTCGCGACGGAGTGCCGCGACGCTTTACCGCGCCCTGTCCGTCGGGCGCGTGAGTGGGGGCAGCGTGCAAGGAGCAAGTGAGTTTGGGACCGACTTTCAGCGCGTCCTTGTGCGGGCGAGCGTTGTCGACGTCGGACTGCGTAGCCTGATCCGCAGGTACGTGGACTCCGGATCCCTCGCGTGGACCGACCCGGCAGCGGCGTGGGCATGGCGCGTCCTTGCTGGGCATGACAATCCGTCCCTGCTTCACCTTCGAACGGAGTCTGCCCGCCTGACGGACGGGGAGCCGCGTCGTGTTTCGGTGCAGGCGCTAGTCGACCTGCCTGACGACTATCGGGACCAAGAGTACGTGCGCGATCAGGTGGTGGAGTGGGCGCGGCGGCAGACGTTCGTCGCCGGGTTCGACAAGGCGCGCGCGGCGTGGAACAACGGGGACCACTCCGGCGCGTATACCGCGATGATGCGCCACCTTGAAGATATGCAAAGTTTGCGGCTCGATTCCGCCGACCGCGGCTGGTTCTTCGCGGAGTTGGCCGACCGCCAAGCCCGCCGTGAGGACGGGCTTCGGGCGATCCGCGGGATCCCTTCGGGGATCCACAAACTGGACGAGGCTATGGGCGGGGGGTTGTCAGCCGGGGAGTTGGAGGTCCCGATCGCCTATTCCGGGATCGGCAAGAGTTTTTGGTGCGTCCAGCGAGGGTACACCGCAAGCCGACTCCGGCTCCGGACCCTGCACTTTGTGCTGGAAGGTGGTCGCGCGAAGACGGAGGACCGGTACGAAGCGCGGTTCACCGACTCCCTGTACCGGGAGGTGCGGGTCGGGGAGATCGACCCGTCCCGTATGGCGGCGGCGCAGCGGGAGTACCACCGGATGCGCGACCTGTTGGTTGTCAGGGGGTTCGGGGACCGAGAATCGTGGCAGGCGACGTACGAAGACCTGCTCACCGAACTCCGCGAACTCCGGACCGGGAAGGGTTGGATCCCGGACCTGATCGTGGTGGACTACGGGGACCTGTTGTGGGCACCCGGGGACAATGAGTACGCGCGGCAGAAAACCGCGTTCAGGCAGTTGAAGGCGTTGTCAGAACGGGTGGAGTTCCGGGGGCACCGCGGGTACGCGGTCTGTTCACCGTCGCAGGCGCAGCGCCCCGGCAAGGGGGCTGATGAGCGGGAACACGTCCTTGAACCCCGCGACATCGCGGACTGCTACGAGAAGGTGAGGGTCGCGGATGCGATCCTGAGTTTGAATCGGACGAATGAGGAGAAGGAGCAGAACCTAGCCCGGGTTCACCTGGGCAAGTACCGGGACGCGGAGGACGGGCTGACGGTGCGGGTTCAGACGGACTACACCCGCGGCGCGTTCTCGACCCTGATGCGCGGGGAGGCTCCCCCTCCGAAGACGTGGAAGCGCGGCGATGCGTGACTGGGCGGCGTGGGTTGTCGCGAACCTGACGGTTGTCAGGGACCACGGGGGCAACGAACTGACCGCGGTCTGCCCCCGGTGTGGTCGGGAGAAACTTGCGGTCCGACTCGACCGCCCACTATGGCAGTGCTGGGTCTGCCGGTACCGTGGTCGCCGGGCGGGCGCGCTGATCGCAGAGGTCACCGGGGTCGACCCGGGGGACGCCGTTGACTGGACCTCGGGTCCGGAGGTCGCCGCCGACATCGGGCCGTTGTCAGCCGTCGAACGGCGAGGCACGACGTACCCGGTCGCCCCGCTCCCGCCCCTTCGTCCACTGTCGGACATCCAGCGGCGATACCTCGCCTCCCGGGGAGTCCCCGACTGGCATATCCCCCTGTACGGGCTGACCGGCGTGGTGGACGACGGGACGACGGCGGGGTGGCTGTTGTCGGCGCGCGTGGTCATCCCCGTCACCGACGCCAGCGGGAGACGCGTGTACTGGACGGCGCGCGCAGTCCTCCCTCAGCCTCCGAAGACCCTGAACTGCCCAAGCCCGGCCAAACTTGCAGAGTGGGGGCTAGACGTCTTGCTCGGCGTGCAGTTTGTCAGTCCGGGCAGCCCGATCGTCTTGGTGGAGGGGCCGATGGACGCGCTGGTGTGCGGTCCGGGGTTCGTCGCAACCCTCGGCGCTGGGTTGTCAGCCCGGCAAGCGGGTCTGATCGCAGAGTTGCGCCCTTCAGAGGTGGTCGTCGCGTACGACCCCGACGAAGCGGGCGACAACGGGCGCGAAGCCGTGGAGCGCGCGCTTCGGGGGCTGGTCCCCGTCCGGCACGCGCACTGCCCCGCGGGAACCGACCCGGCAGACATCGGTAGGGTGGGGATGCTGAGGCATTGTCAGCGCGCGACGTCGCGTGAGGCACTCGGGATAGCCCCGCTGAAGTAGGCTTCTGCCGCCGAAAGTTAGAAACTTTCGAGTCCGCTAACTTTTTTGGCCGCGGCATTGTCAGTGTGGGTTCTGTACTAAGGTGAGACGGCATGACGCTGTCTGATCGGAGGTCACCATGCTGTGGAACAAGCCCGTCAACCAGTCGAACATCCGTGTGGAGTACGCTGCGCTCGTCGCTTCGGGCGTGTCGAAGTCCGCCGCCGCCGACCACGTCCAGTCGCAACTGGACGAGATCCTTGCCGATCTTCTCGCTGAGGGCATGACCGCGGCGGGCGCTCGGATCTCCGCGCTGATGCAGTGGTGGGACGGCGAGCGCCCCGCCTGACACCTGCCCCGACCCTAACCCCCGACAACTGACAACTGAGCAAGGAGGCTCCCATGACCACGTCCTACACCCCCGCCGCCGTTCTCCGCGCCCACACCACCGCCGCCTTCGACGCGATCATCGAACGCATGGCGCAAGAGTGCGGCGAAGCGGGCGACCTTGCGGGTGTCGCCACCTGCCGCCGCGCCCTCGCCGGGTCCTCCCGCGCGCGGCGCACGGTTGCCGGTTGGGTGGCTTGTGCCGCCGACCGGCGTGACAACGGCTGAGATCCCATCCCCCGACAACTGACAACTGAGCAAGGAGGCTCCCATGACCACGTCCTACCTGTCCGACCCGAACACCGCGCGACTCGCCACCCACTGCGTTCTTTGTCAGCGTCCCCTGCGGGACGCGGTCAGCGTCAACCTCGGCATCGGCCCGATCTGCCGTGAGGAGTTGGGGCTGGGCGACGTCGCCGCTGAGTACCGGGAGGCCGCGAACCGCGCGATCCACCGCGCCGGGATCGCGTGCGTCAACCCTGACGCCGCTGCCGTGGCCGTCATCTTGGACGCCGCGACCGAAGTGGAGGGGTACGGGCTGACGGTTCTCGCTGACAAGATCCGGACCCGGTACATCCCGGTGCAGGTGTGGCGCGCTGAGGCCCCGATCACGCAGTGGGACCGCGCCACCCGGCAAGAGATCGTCCTCCCCGGGACGCAGGAAGTCGTCTGCGTCCGGACCCCGTACAACCCGGACGCTAACGGCAACCGCCGGGACTACCTCCAGCGTGCCCGCCCCGTGAAGAACGGCAAGGACTTCTACTGGGAAGTCCCGCTGACGCAGCAGCGCGGGCTGCTCGGCTGGCTGGCGCGCAACTGGGGCGGAGCGATGGCGTACTCCCCTGACAAGCGGACGACGTTCCAAGTTCCCAGCCACGCCGACTTCTTGGCTTCCCACCGCCGGGATGCGTCGCTCGGTTGGGTCCGGACGCACGCTGCCTGACAAACTTCGCGCCCCGCGTGACGCTGCGCCGCGCGGGGCGTCTGCCTTGGAACTGACAATGGAGAATCGTATGGAAGCGACAACCGTGAAGACGTTTCGGCTCCTTGCCGATGACACCCAACTGGACGGCGACGGGTACCCCGTCGTCACCGGTATCGAACTGGAACTGACGGGCGACCGGGTTGTCAGGACCCGCCCGGACCCGGACTCTCTCCGGCAGCACCTGCTGTCGAACCGGGCGACCATCACTGCCGCGACGACGCTGTACGATCCGGACGACATCGGCTGGCTGAACTGGGCGCGGGACATCTGCGCCGACTTGGTGGTGTCCAGCCCGGAGGCTGACGAGGTGTGGAGTGCCGACGACGACGCCCCGACTATGACGGTGACAACCGTCGTCAAGGACGCGGGGTCCGACGCCGCTGACAATCCCCCCAAGGCTGACAAGGCTGACAAGGCTGACAAGGCTGACAAGGAGCGCACGGGACCGAAGCGGAGCGGATGCAAGTCCCCGACCCAGGTGAAGGGGTGGGTGGAAGGTCGCGTCCTGGCCGCGGTCCGCAACCATCGGGGGGACTGGGGCCGGTGCGAGTACCGGGTCCTGTGCCTGCCCGAAGGCGCGTACCGGCTGACCTACTTCCGCGGCAACCGGTCGGACCTGACCGTGGGGCAGGAATGGGGGTACGCAGAAGCGATGTGGCGGTCGCTCCTTGGTCAGAGTCGCGACGACGGTTTGCAAACCGTGAAGATCGCCAACGGTACCCGGCAGGGTACCCGCATGACAATCTCTCAGTTCTTCAAGTGAGGAGGTAGCATGAGCAAGGAAGCACACGTCCGCCGGGTCACCCTGAACCTCGCGCGGTACACCCAAGGAACGCCGGTCGAAGTGGTCGACGCTGCCAACCGGCTCGCCGCGGCAGACTGGGACTACAGCGCGTTGGCGAAGGCCGACGTCGAAGCGATCTTCGCGTTCTGCGACCATAGCCTGACGGCTGACATCGTTCGGCAGTGGGAAGTGGACACGTCCACGATCCGCGACTGGGGGTTCCCGTTCAATCCGGACGGGAGCCTCGCCGCGTGGTGCCAGCCGCCGGAAGCGCGGGAAACGGACTGCAAACTGTGCGGGCACCGCCACAATCGTTGGGAGTTCCTGGCGAGGAACAACGTCAACGGTCGGACTATGTGGCTGGGAAGCACCTGCGTCAGTGAGTACCAGTTCGCCGTGGACGGCGAACGAACTGCGGAGGGGGCGCTGGCGCGCCTCCGCGGTGCCCTTAGTCGGGCCAAGGAAGCCGAAAGTGCGGCGGAGTGGCGCGCGCGTCATCCGGACTGGGACGTCGTCGCGGACGACTTGCGCGCGGGGGCGGTGGCGGGGGAGTGGCTGGCGCAGTCCTGCACCTACGCCCTCGCTTCGGCTGCTGGGGTGGGGCTGTCCGTGCATCGCTACCGGCTCCCGCGGTACACGAAGCGGTACGCGCGGACGCTCGGTCAACTCGCCAAGAAGGGGTACCTGACGGAACTGACAACCAGCGAAGCCTATGGGACGCTCCGGGCGCAGGCGAGCGCGTTCGTGGAAGCGGTCAACAAGGTTCGGGAGTCCACCCGGGTCATCGACGCGGAGTGGGCTGACTTTGTCAGGGACCACGCGCAGGTGCTGACTCCCAGCGACCGGGAGTGGGTCGCTAGGAAACGGACGTGGGGGGACCGGATCGCGGCGCTCGGTCGGCTGGACCTCGACCGGTACACCGGCATCCTTGCGCGCTCGGCTGCGCTCACCCAAGCCCCTCCGGCTGCGCCCACGCCCACGCCCACGCCGCAGGCGAGGCCGGTGAACTACTCAGAGTCCGACCAAGAGTACGCCGCCCGCCGGGCGGGTCGCGGAGGGTCCTCCTCCGACGACAAAGACCTTCCGTGGAATCGCTAAGAAACTGGCCACGGGGGCGACCCCGTGGGTTCTGTATACAACCGGGGCAGGAAGCCCCTCACCGTGCAGGAGGCACACTATGCGTCGACCCGTTCCCCCCACTACCACCACCGTCCCGCCGGGCCGCATCGCCCGGATGGAGTGGACCCCTTGGTCGCTCCCCGGCATCGACGTCCGCCTGTACCGGGCGGAGTACTTCGACGCTGACAACAACCCGGTCCTCCCTGACGGGATCCCTCCGGTCGACCCGTCCTACCAGTTCCGTGAGGACATCGTCCGGGAGTTCGCGTGGGCAACTTGGCCCCACGATAGCACGCTGGGCAAGTCCGACTGGACGCCCATGCTCCTCTCCGGCCCCCGCGGCAGCGGGAAGACCTCGTTCGTGACCCAAATGGCCGCGCGCTGCAACGTCCCCGTGTACCGGGTCAACTGCAACGCTGGCACGACGGTCCGTCACCTGAAGGGGCGTGTCGGTGCCGTCGAAGGTCGCACGGTGTACGTCCCGGGCGCGGCGACGCTTGCGATGGAGGCCCCCGCCGCGTGGCTGTTGCTGGACGAGGTGACCGGGCTGGTGCCGCAGGTCGCGCTGACCCTGTTCCCGATCATGGAGCCGCACGGGGACGTGTTGCTGGAGGACGCGCAGCCTCCCCGGTACGTCCGGCGGTCCCCGCACTTCCGGATGTACCTGACTGACAATACGCTGGGGTACCAGCAGGAAGACTCCCGGTACGACTTCTCAGGGACCAACGCCGACATCAACGTCGCCCTGCTAGACCGGATCGGCGCGTTCTCTCACGTCCCCTACCTGTCCCCCACCGACGAACACCAAACGATCGCGTCGATGGTCCCC